AAACATTATGCAGAAAATGCACAAGCAGGTTCTAAATCAGATTCAAAGCATGGCTCTTGGATTTCTAAACACATGTCTTAATTATGGGAAAATATAAACACGAAGGAAAAGGTAGAAATATTTCTATAAGCGGAGGCCAAGAAAGAAAAGATTTATTTAAAGATATGTCTGGAGGTTATAATGCTATGGGTGATTCAAATAGCCCTAATTATAAATACAACGGAAGTGCATTTAAACAAAGATATAGTACTCCAATGGAATTAACAGCTGAAGGTAAGAAAAAAATATTAGCTAGCGATGCAAATCCTGAGTTTAAGGCAGCTATAGCTAAACAACCTTTAGATATGAAACAATCACCAATGTATAAATCTGGTTGTACAAGTGGTGGTGGATCTAAGTCTCCATATAAAATGGAAGGTGATCCTAAAGAAAAACTAAAAGGTAAAATAAATAAACTTTCAGGAAAACATAAAAAACTTTATGATGCTTATGAGCAAGGTCAAAAAGTAGATATGGACAAGTTAGGTAGAGTAGAAGATAAACTTGAAAAGAAAGAAAAAAAATATAGCAAAAAATATGGATCAAGCCCATATAGTATGTATAAACATAAAAAATAACAACAATCAATAAACATTAACAACAAACAAAAACAATTATTATGGCAAAATTTATCTCAATTTATTCATCAGGATCAGGTCTTGATGGAGGTGACGTTTTAGTAGGAGTTGACGGCATCGTAGGTGTTGACGCAGCTTCAGGAACAAGTACAGTTATCAAATTAAACGGTGGTGTAATCGACGAATGTACAATTACTCACGGTTCAACAGGAACTATTCCATCTGTAAGAGATGCGATTAATTACGCATTAACCGCTAATCCAGGTGGTGTAAAAGCTAAAGTAAAGCTTCCAGAAGGTATTACAGTTTCTAACGTAGTATTCTCGTAATGAAACCAAAAGGCTTAGGTGATAGAATAGAAGATTTCACTAAGGCAACTGGAATTAAAAAAGTTGTTGATTCAGTGTCACAGGGTTTAAACATACCCTGTGGCTGTCAACAGCGTAAAGAAAAACTTAATAAATTATTTCCTGGAAAGTAATGGCTTTTAAAATAAATCCACCATATGTTATCGATAACACTCCAATTTACAATGTAAGTTTAGAAGAAGGTGTATTAGGAAAAGCAGACAGAAACGGAAGTATTTTAATTAATAAAGATATTAAAGATCCAAAACAAATACAAGATGTAGTCGCTCATGAAAAGATTCATATAGATCAAATGAAGCGAGGTGATTTGGATTATGACGATAATAATGTTTACTGGAGAGGTAAACGTTACTCAAGAAAAACGATGGAGGAAGGTGCTAAAAATCTTCCTTGGGAAAAAGAAGCTTATGTCAGATCCTAAAAAAAAATTTAAAGATACTACAGTAGGTAAAATATTGTTTGGCGCTGCATCATTAGTTAATCCTACATTAGGTAATGTACTAAGCGGTGTAACTTCACCAGCAGAAGCTATTGCTGCTATCGGTAAATCCGATGTAAGTGGTGAAGATAAAATAAAATTACAGCAGCTTATATTTGAACAACAAAATAAAGAAATGGAAGCTGTTACATCAAGATGGAAAGCCGATTCAACATCAGATTCATGGCTTTCTAAAAACGTACGCCCATTAGTATTAGTGTGGTGTATTGTTATATTTTCATTAGCTGGTATATTAGACAGCGTTGAATCAATACCATTTCACATAGGAGTAACCTGGAACGACACGTTTGAAAAAGTAATGATGGCTGTTGTTTTAGCTTATTTCGGTGGACGAAGTAGTGAAAAAGTTACAAGTATATTTAAAAAATAAATAAAACCTGTAACTATATTAATACATTAATAACCAATTAAATTAAATTAAAATGAGTGAAGTAAAATCAATTTCCAAAGACCAATTAAAAAAGATTCAAGATTTTCAAAAAGAGTTAAACAAACTTTTAAATGAAACAGGTTTCTTAGAAGCCCAAAAAACCGCAGTATTAGCTAAGTTCCATGAAGTTAACAAACAAACTGAAGACTTCAAAAAAGAACTAGAAGAAGAATACGGATCGATTAACATTAATCTTGAAGACGGTTCTTACACTCCTATCGAAAAAGAAGAAGAAGTTAAGGAGTAATGTCATCTGTTATTAGAAAGATCAGCATTGGATCTGATTATAAAACTGATGCAATGCATTATTCTCTAACTCAATCAGTATATGGAGGTCACACTATATCTCATATACTTTTTGACTCAGAAGATAATTCTTATAACATTTACATTAAAAAAAACAACGAGGTATTGCCATGGAAGAAATTTAATTCTAACATGGCTATATCCGTTGAGTATGATTTAGAATACTAATGAAAAGTATTTTTGATTTTATCGTTGAGCCTTACGGCCAGCGATATAATAATGAAGTTAAGGTAGGTGACAAAAGCCTAATAATTAACACTAAGTCAGAAAGTTTTAAATCTGTTAATAACATAGCTAAAGTTATAGCTGTACCCAAAGCTTATAAAACACCTGTAAAACCAGGTGATTTAATTATGATTCATCATAATGTGTTTAGAAGATTTTTTGATATAAGAGGGCAAGAGAAAAATAGTAAGTCTTATTTTAAAGACGGTATGTATTTTGTTCAATTAAATCAAGTTTATTTATATAAATCTAAAGACAAATGGAAAGCTTTTGGTGATAGATGCTTTATAAATCCGATTCATAACAATGACGATCTAGACGCTAATTTAGAAGAAAGACTCATTGGTATACTAAAATATGGTAATAGTTCCTTAGAAGCGTTAGAAATATACGAGGGAGACCTAGTTGGTTACACACCGTTTGGTGAATATGATTTTATAGTGGATGGCAAGCGACTTTATTGTATGAAATCAAATGATATTGTAATTAAATATGAACGTCAAGGAAACGAAAAAGAATATAATCCTAGCTGGGCACAAAGCGGTTGAAGAACTTATAAAGGTAGCTAAAGAAGCTATTGTTGATTCTGATGATGACATATCAGCTGATAGATTAAAAAATGCAGCGGCAACAAAAAAGCTAGCTATATTTGATGCTTTTGAAATACTGAATCGTATTAAAGAAGAAGAAGATATGTTAAATGATAAACCAAAAGAAGAAAAGAAAAAAGAAGCTTTTGGAGGATTTGCAGAAAGAAGATCTAAATAATGTATAAGCAAACTTTATATAAGGTAATTGACCATATAAAACCCCATGTAATAAAAAGATTAAATAAATCTAAAAAATGGGAGTACGGTTATAACAAAGAACACGATGTTATAGTTATATCTAAGAGTGGTCAAATAGGTGAGGTTTATGAAATACAAAATTTAAAAATAGCATTACCAAAAGAAAAAGATGTTAATAAGGATTACGATAAATGGCAAGTACATGAGTATCCCAAAGCGTTAAAAAAAATTAAAACAATATTTGACTGGAAACAATATCCAGATGATTTTAAAGAAAAATGGTATGTGTATATTGATAGAGAATTTGCTAGGCGCCACGAGGGTTATTGGTTTACTAATAAAGGTAAAGCTACTTATATTACTGGTACTCATTATATGTACCTGCAGTGGTCCAAGATTGATGTTGGGCAAGCAGATTTTAGGGAAGCAAACAGATTATTCTTTATATTCTGGGAAGCTTGTAAAGCAGATAAACGTTGCTACGGAATGTGCTACCTCAAAAACAGACGGTCTGGTTTTTCATTCATGGCATCAGGCGAAACTGTCAACCTTGCCACTATCTCTAGTGATGCTAGATACGGTGTCTTATCAAAGTCAGGGGCTGATGCAAAAAAAATGTTTACCGATAAAATCGTACCAATTTCCGTCAACTACCCGTTTTTCTTCAAACCGATTCAAGACGGTATGGATCGACCAAAAACAGAACTTGCTTACAGGGTTCCAGCCAGTAGGTTTACAAGACGTAAACTAGATAGTAACGAACAACTTGAAGAATTAGAAGGATTAGATACAACTATTGACTGGAAAAATACAGGAGACAACAGTTATGATGGTGAAAAATTAAAACTACTTGTACACGATGAGTCTGGTAAATGGGAAAAACCTGACAATATATTAAATAACTGGAGGGTTACAAAAACTTGTTTGCGATTAGGTTCTAGAATTATAGGTAAATGTATGATGGGCTCAACGTCAAATGCTTTAGATAAAGGCGGTAGAAACTATAAAAAATTATATGATGACTCAGACGTTACCAGAAGAAACCGCAACGGGCAGACTAGCTCGGGATTATATAGCCTGTTCATTCCTATGGAGTGGAATTACGAAGGATACATTGATTCTTATGGATTACCTGTCTTTGAGACACCGGAAAAACCTAAAAAAGGGCCAGATGGTTTCCCCATTGAAATCGGTGTTATCGAACACTGGGAAAATGAAGTAGATGGCCTTAAGAATGATCCTGATGCACTTAATGAATTATATAGACAGTTTCCACGTACAGAAAAACATGCTTT